AATCTAAAAATTCCGCAGCTCATTTAAAAATACAATGATATCATTCGCAGAACATATAAAAGAAATAGACGAGGGTGTAAACGACCCCGCAATATTCAAAGCAATATTCCTTGCGGGTGGGCCAGGGTCTGGTAAAAGTTTTATTGTCGGGAAAACTGGACTTACTTCTTTAGGTTTTAAAGTTGTAAATCCTGATACTGCATTTGAAAAGGCACTAGAAAAAGCAGGTCTTGAAATGAACCCTGATAATATCTTTTCAGTAAAAGGACAAGACATACGAGGTAAAGCAAAAAAACTAACGGACAAACAACAAGCATTGTATATTAAGGGTAGACTCGGATTAGTAATTGACGGTACTGGAAAAGACTCAGAAAAGATACTTAAACAAAAAAAATTGTTAGAAGGACTTGGATATAGTACCGCAATGATACTTGTAAACACCGATAAAGAAACTGCACTCAAAAGAAATGACGCAAGACCTAGAAGACTAGACCCAGATGCAGTAGGAGATATGTGGGACGAAGTTCAGAGAAACTTAGGTGAATATCAAAAGAAATTTAAAACTAGATTAATTATAGTTGACAACTCAGACGGAAAAGACTATAATAAAGAAACATTACGTGCATATAGATTAATGAGTAAATTTGCAAAAGCAGAACCAATGAACCCAATTGCAAAGAAATGGATTGCAACCCAGAAGGAAGAAGTGGTTGTCAAAAGTAGTATGGGTAAAACCTTTACTAATTTTATTACAGAACAAAAAAATACTCACATGACTCATATAGAAGATAAGGTACTATATGGTGGTGTAAAAGGTACAAGAGAAGCCATCAATGCACTACGTGATATAAGAGATATGCTTGCGGGTAAATCATCAAGTAAGATATCTACTAAGTGGGACGGTGCTCCCGCAATCTTTTGTGGTGAAGACCCAAGAGACAATGAGTTCTTTGTTGCAAAGAAAGGAGTCTTTAATAAAAGTCCAAAGGTCTATAAAACAGATGCAGAGATAGAAGCAGATACAACTGGAGACCTTGCAGACAAACTAAAACTTGCATTGAAACATTTAAAACCACTTGGTATAAAACAAGTAATACAAGGAGACTTCTTGTTTACAAAACAAGACTTAAGTAAAGAAAAGATAGACGATAAACAATATCTTACTTTCCACCCTAATACTATTGTCTATGCGGTAGAGTTAGGTACAGAAGCTGCAAAACAAATTAACAGTTCTAAAATAGGTATTGTCTGGCACACTACTTATACGGGTAAAAGTTTTGAAGATATGAAAGCATCTTTTGGAGTGGATAATCCACCAAAATCTAAAAATGTCTGGGGACAAGATGCAATGTTGACTAACGCAAGTGAAGCAACTATGAATGAAAAAGAAACTGCAGAAGTGACTAAGAACCTATCTACTGCGGGTTTTCTATTTAATAAAGTTGCGGGAGATACTTTAAGAGAACTAGAGAAGAACCAAAAACTTGCACAGACCATAGAACAGTTTAACAATACTTATGTAAGAAAAGGGGAAATGCACGGAAACAGTAAAACCCATACCGATAGATTAATTAAATTTATTCAAAAGAAGTATCAAAAAAGAATTGATACAAGAAAAACCGAAAAGGGTAAAGGTCGTCAACAAGATAAACTAGATGCACTTCTTGATTTCTTTTCACCACAGAATAAAAAATCTTTAGAGAATATGTTTGAACTACAGAAACAATTAGTCTTTGCAAAACTCAAACTTATAAATAGATTAAACAGTATTAGTAATATTGACGCATTCGTTAAAACCAAAAAAGGTTATAAGACTACGGGTGCAGAAGGTTATGTCGCAATTGATAAGTTAGGTAATGGTGCAGTTAAGTTGGTTGATAGATTAGAATTTTCTTACAACAACTTCTCACCTGATATATTAAAGGGTTGGGATAAACCCAAATAAATGGGAAAGATGAAATCATTCAAAGAATTTAATCAAGATACAGATACCACTCCGCAGTACACTGCAGAGGCGTTGAATATGCAACAACGTCTTGCAAGGTCTCGTCTAATGAAAAGACTTCAAGCAAAAATTAAGATAGGTAAAAGAAAGGCTGCAAAGAAAATTGTTAGTGATGAAAATGTTCTTATGACTAGGGCTAAAAAACAAGTAAGAAACAATATGTTAAAGAAATGGTTGAAAGGTAAACCTATTGCAATGTTAGGATACAAAGAAAAAGAAAAGTATGAAATAAAATTAGGTAAAATGAAAAAAAGAATAGGTCAACTTGCGAAGAAACTTTTACCGCAAATAAGAAAAAATGAAAAGAATAAGTTGAAACAAATAATGCCAGATACTTCGGAATGATATGCAAATTAGTAAGTTTTCACAATACCTTATAGAGTCTGAAAAAGAAGTTTATTTTACCTTTGGTAGAATGAACCCACCGACTGTTGGTCATGGTAAAGTATTAGATACTATCTCAAAAAAGTCTGGTAAGAATGATTACAAAATATTCTTATCACAAGTATCTAATGACAAGAAAGACCCACTTTCATATTCAGATAAAATAAAACACATTCGTAAGATGTTTCCAAAACATGGTCGTAATGTGATTATTAATAAAAATATAAGGACTGCTTTTGATGCGGTTTCAGAATTGTATGACCAAGGCTACCGTAAAGTAAATATGGTTGTTGGTTCTGATAGAGTCACAGAGTTTGATACTATACTACAAAAGTATAATGGTGTCAAGGGTAGACATGGATTTTATAATTTTGAAAGTATTAACGTAATATCTGCGGGGGAGAGAGACCCAGACGCAGAAGGTGTGACTGGAATGTCTGCATCTAAACAAAGAGAGAATGCAAAAGAAAATGATTATTCTGCATTCGCACAAGGAGTACCAAGTAAAATGTCAGATAAAGATACTCGTAAACTATTCAATGATGTCCGTAAAGGTTTGGGTCTTGAAGAAGAAACTCAATTCAAAAGACACGTTGATTTAGGTAAACTAAATGAAATGAGAGAAAACTATGTTAAAGGTAATCTATATGAAATCGGGGATACTGTTGTTATTAAATCAACAGAAGAAGTCGGTATCGTATCAGTACTAGGTTCTAACTATGTTGTTGTTGAAACAAACGGTAAGAAAGTACGTAAATGGTTGCAAGACATTGAGTTGTCTGAGAATACCGCACAAGCAAAAGAAGATTTTATCAGACTTACAAAAAGAGCATTCGACAACATGTCAAAAGACTTTAAAAAAGCTGGAGACCTTGATACTTCCAAACTTGCAACTATGGCCGCAAGAATGGCAGAGAAAGGTGCAGAAATATTTCAGACATGGTTTGACGCTAGAGATAAATTAGATAAAATGTTATTAGCAGGTGAGATTGGATTTTATACAAAACAAAAAGATAAAACTATTGAAAAGATGTTGAACTATAAGTTCGATGAAGCAACTTTATCTCCCGCACAACTTAACAAAAGAGACGAGATTAAAAAGGCAATTGATAGAGATGAACCTAACATGGATAAGTCTAAGAAGATTGCAATCGCAACCGCAACTGCAAAAAGAGTTGCAGACTCTATTGTACATAACATAGATGCATTATTAGAAAGGGAAATGAAAAAAGAGAAGGAAGCACCGAAAGAAGTCCCGCAAGATAAAGATGCAGATGAAGTAAAGGGAACACAACCTAAAAAGTATTATTCGGGAGTTGCAAAGAAAAGTAAAATTGCACGTGCAAAACATTTTAACAGAGGTGCAAAGAAGGACGATGATGACCCTAGTGCATATAAAGATGCGCCTGGAGATAAAAAGGCCAGAAAAGAACCTATGAAAAAGAGTAAACATACAATTGCATTCAAAAAAATGTTTGGAGACGATTAAAAGTATAAATAGAAGTATGATTTCATTTAAACAGTACAATGAAGAGTCTAAAGGTCTTGCGGATAAAGCTAAGAAATCTGGTATCTCAGTAGGAACATTAAAAAAAGTTTATAACAGAGGTATGGCCGCATGGAAAACTGGTCACAGACCAGGCACTACTCCACAACAATGGGGACATGCAAGAGTCAATGCATTTATTGTTAAAAAGAAAAAAGGAACATTAAATCACGATAAAGATTTAGCATAAGGAGTAAGTATGTCGAATGTCACTAATTCATTAAAACTATTAGGTAGTGAAGCCGCAATGGGGACTTCTACTACTAATGGTAGTAATTTTGGAGAACATAGATTAGTTAGAGTGTTTAACGCTGGAACTACAGTAAGACTTGTCACACTAGAAACATCTGCGGGTGTCACTATAGGAACATTTTCTATTGGGGGTGGACAAGAAAAATTTATTAAAAAAAGTAAAACAGACGAAATCTTTGCAGCCAGTGCTGAGGTCAAAGGAGTCGCAGTAGGATTTTAAATGAGATTAAAAGATTTACGAGAGAGAGTTAAAGGTGGTAAGTTAGACCCATTGTCTAAAATGGGTAAGTCTAAACTTACGGGTCAGGAAGTTGCGACATACTATCGCAACAACCCAAAAGCAAAACAAGCCGCAAGAGACCCAATGGTCAAGAAGGCGATTGAACTTGCGTTAGACTTGGGTGGTAATCAAACTCTCGCAGTAAAAGAAATCGAAAAGGTTAAGAAGGGGTTATCTAAAAACTCCGCAGTTATGTCTGCACTTAGAACTGCAAACGAAGATATGACAAGTACTTCTTCGGTTGCAATGCCTGAAATACCTTTAGGTAAAGTATTAAAAAGAAAAAAAGACCTTGACGAAGAAACATTAGTTGAAAAAAAAGTTAAATACCAAACTGATTTTGGGAAAAACCGTATGGGTACGCCTGCTGATGCTTATGCCGAGTATACAAAATATGTAACAAAAAAGTTTGGTATAAAAATTATAAAAACACCAAACCCTAAAAGTAAAAATCATTTAACATTTGAAGCACCATTAAAGAACATGAAACAATTTCAACAGTTTTTAAAAAAGAACCTTATACACAAAGCCGTTGAGTACATGCAAGCGAAAATTGCTGGAGAACCTTACAACGAACAAAATATGGCTGGGTTCAACCTTAAAAGACTGGACACTGTAAAACCTGGCGTATACAAACATTCAAAAAATTTGGATAAAAAACATGTTGGTGATAAAAATCTTGACCCATTAATGGGAATCTTTACTGTTAATTTTGATGGCGGAACGCCTGGCATAGAAAAAACGGATATGACTAAGGTATTTAAACTTGCTAAAAAATATAAATTAGATGTTCTAAAACCCCTTCCAGCCAAACGTAGAAGTGAAAATGAGTTTGTGTTTCAACAAATTGATGTTGGAAATGGCATGGAAAAATTTAGAAAAGACGTAATGAGAATTTCAGGTTCAAAAATTGGAATAAAAGAAGAAAAGTTATCACCAGCTAAGGCTCAATATAAGAAATTTAATATAATGAAAACCCAACTCTATAGGTTTGTGAAGGCAAAAACTAAAGCACATAAATTTGGAATTGATGACCTAATGTTAATGACTTCTCCTAAAGTTATTGAAGGAATGTACAAACGAAATCCTCAAGGTTTTACAAGAATGTTGGACAAGATGTACCCTAACGAAAAAGGCAAATTAGACAAAGGAGATTTTACTGTTCTGGGTGACTTTATTGATGCTAGAGGTAAAGTAATAAAAGGAAAAGGAGACACAGTAGATGAAAGTACTTCACTTAATGAAGAGACAATACTTTACCGAGTTAAAGACATTCAAAAACCTGAACTGGACAAGTTTAAATCGTCTGCAAGGTTAATGAAATTAAAAATAAACATTAAACAAAGTCCTAGAGGTAAAGAAACTATTATAAGACTGGAAGGTGGTAAGAAACAGATAAGAGATTTTGATGCAGTAGCAAGAGGTAAATCATCTTACGGAGACCCTTCTATAGTTGAAGATGCAGTAGAAAGAGCAAAAGAAACTGCAGATTTAAAAGATAAACACACTTCTGAAAAAGAACAATTAAAAACAAAACACGAAAGAGAGAAAGAACAAGAGAAAAGTGAAATTGATGCAACTAAAGCAGAAAGTTTTCTTGCACAACTAAACTCTCTTGAAGAACAAATTGATTTGATAGAACAAAGTCTACTAATGGAAAAACAATTTAGACTTAATCCAAATAAAAAACCTTCTTTGTTTACACAATGGTATTCTAAAAAAAATCAAAAAGATAAACGTACAAGAAACATGTCGAAGTCAATGTACTCTCCAGAAGACGTATTAGAATATCACTGGAAAGCTGGTAATCTTAAAGCGGGTAAAAACATTGTAAAAGATACTGGTGCATCTGTTCTCGCAAGGTCTCTTGGTAAAATCATGAATGATGAAAGAAAGAAATCGAGAGATAAAGGTGCGGAGTTTGGTAAAGGTGACCCGAAAGATGAAATGGACGCACCAAAAATTAAAAAAATTATTGATACTATCGCAAAAGGTCTTATTATTAATGTCACTAGAAAAGGTAAAGATGGCGTCTCTTTTACATTTGATAAAAAACAAGGAGATTTATTTTATAATTTAGATACCTATACTCGTGATATAGTTTGGGACGTTATGCAAATGGGTTCTGACGGAACTTTCTATCAATCAGTTTACGGTGAACCAGAAGGTAGAAAATTAGATTTAAAATTTACAGATGATGATGATACAGATAATATAAAGTTAAGAAGTCCAAAAGTAGACGTAACAGCTCAAACAGAAAGTTTTAACTTAAACGAAGAGTCTGCAACTATGAAAAAGGTTCGTGACGTAATCAAGAAGAAAGGCATGATGAATATAGACGGTATGAAACTTGACTTGACAACTGCAAGTATGATAGCATCTGTATATGACAAAGTTAATCCAACGAACAAGAAAAGAATGGACTCACTCAAATTACCACAACTTGTTAATCTTACAATGAAAGTTGCGGGTAAAACAAGAAAAGAGTCAACTAACTTACCTTTTTCAGAAAGAATATTAGAAAGTCTAAAAAGAGTTAATCCAGATGGCCGTAGGGGTACGGATTTTATAAAAGTACCAAAGTTAACTAGTATAGAACAAGGTAAACTGAATAAAATTAAAAAGAGATTTCCAACATTACCAGAACCAATTGTTTATGACATCATGAAAGTAACTCACAAAGGTAATAAGGTAGACTCTCGAAAATTTGTTGAAATAGGAAACGCATACGATAAAGATTATAGAGGTAAAGGTGGTAATGCGGGTAATTTCATTAGTTTACTTAGAAAAATGGGTGTAAGAGTACCTTCTCCTGATTATGGAGAAGCAGTGTCTCCCGCACAACAAGCCGCAATCGCAATCTCTAAAAAAGAGAGAGGAGAAAAACCTAAAGATAAAACTGATGAATGTGCAGACGAGAAAGATTTTAAACCACATATGATGTATGACCCTAAGACTGGTAAAGGTGTTATGGCAAACAAATATGCAGACCATGTAAGATTAGACAAAATGGGTTATACTCATGAGAAACCTAAGTCAGAAGCATTAGACGCAAAAGACAAACCATTTATCAAAGACTTGATTAGTAAGTTAAGAGGTGGTTCTAAGACTCACGCAAAACAAGCAGATGACTTAGAGAAGGCAATGAAAACTGAGAACCGTGCAAAACGTGATGCAATGAAAGACATGGGTAAACGTAAAGATAAAGATGATGACGGTTATGGTACTGCAACAGATGACGATAGAAAGGCTGCAGATAAAAATGTTATTATGCAAATAAGAAGAGTTGCAGATTTACCGAAAGGTGGTCAGATAGAATTACCAAATGGTAAGAAGGTTAAAATGGATAGGAAGTCTGCGATTGCATTAAACAAAAAGTTTGACTCTATTAGTAAACCACAAGATAAACTAAAACTACAAAATATGATGAATGATAAGAAAATATCTGTCGTTGCACTCAAAAGATTATTGGGTAAATAACATGAGTTTAAGAAGGGCAATAGAAGAAGTTGCACTTAATGAAGACGGTCACAAAGATGTGTCTTCTATGAAAACTAAAGTCAAAACTGCAATGATGGCTATTCAAAAGATGAATACTGAGTTATCTAAATTACCAGATGACGGCGACTTACCTACGTGGTGGACAAACAAAGTTGCAGTCGCAGTAGATAAACTTGACGGTATGGCAGATTACTTAGATACTCAAGTAGAAAACTTAGAAGAGTCTCCACTCAATACGCAAAGTATTACTGGATTGAAAGTGATGGCCGATAGAATGGTCAAAAAATTGTCAAGTGAAGACGCTAAAAGAAGAGTTCAGTTGATGACTCAAATAGGAAAAATACTCGGAATTAGTGTAAAAATATTACCGAATGGTAAAATAGAACTAAGATGAAAAAACCTTTTGCGGACTTACTTGTCACAGAGTCAGAGTATCAAGGAAAGAAAGTCAAACTCAATGACCCTATCCGTACATCTGAAAATCCCAATAAAAAATTTAAAGTATACGTAAAGAATGAAAAGGGTAAAGTCGTAGTAGTTAGATTTGGTGACCCAAAAATGGATATCAAAAGAGACGACCCAGAGAGAAGAAAATCCTTTCGTGCAAGACACAATTGTGATGACCCTGGCCCTAAGTGGAAAGCGAGATATTGGTCATGTTATCAATGGAGAGGTTCTGCGAAAGTAGACAATTGAGAAACAAATTACTTAATGTACATTATGTAGGTGGAAACGGTGGTGAGTTCTTTGCTACCATGATGCAAAACCATTCAGTGTTTGAGTTTCACGAAGATTGTGATAACGACCCCAACGCAGTAAAATACGAATTTAAAAGAGACCAGTTTGATAACTTATCGCAATACTATTTGGGTTGGGGTATAGATGATGAATGTCTTACAAACTATAGTCCTAAAGATTTCTTCCAGAAGTTATGGGTTACTTCTCCAGATAAATGGACACTTAGAGTAGACCATGGCTATGGATATAACACTCAAACAGAAGAATGGAGAAAGGGATTATATACAGACTGGAATGTTTCTAAAACAATAATCCTTAACTGTACTGAGTCAAAAGGTGCGACATATTGTCGTGATTTATGTTATCAGAAAGTATTTACAGTAAATGATTACAAAGTTTATCAAAACCATACACAATTTATTAATAATAATGGTGTCACACCAGAAGATAATTTAAGAAAGTGGGGAGAGGTTTTCTTTTACGATAAAGAGTTTGCACTCTCTAAAATAGGAGAAATGTTGTGGAGACACAGACCTAATTTTCATAATTTCTGGGAAAACCCTTTACAATTCAATATAGACTTAACAAAAGAGTATATTGACCTGATACCAGAAGGATATGATTATCTGGAAGTAGACCCTATGAAAGTATTACATACCGAAGATGATATAGAAAGAGAAGAACAATTAATTAGAATATTTGATTATCTAGGATTAGACTACAGTATTTTAGATGAATGTATGTTATTGTGCGAAAAATACATGAAAGATAATAAAAATAAATATATCTTTCGTACACAGAGAAGTTAATTTGTATAAATAAAAGTATAATTATTCATATGGGAACTAATGGTCAGAGAAAGTCAAACAACCCGACTGGATAGAATAGAAGATAAAATCGATAAACTATCCGATGCAATAGTCTCACTTGCGAGAGTAGAAGAGAAGATTGCGAGTATGGAAGCACAACTGGTCAATGGTCATGACCGTATGAATAAACATGGAATTAAACTAGATGCGATTGAGTCGCAAGTGCAGTCAAACGCACAAACAGTCTCAGTGATACATAAAGTATTCTGGATTGTGATTGTTGCTTGTTCTACTGTAGTCGCATCTGTCATCGCAAATATGTTGTGGGGATAAAAATGACAGACGTAAACAAAAGTATAATCGAAGCATACAAAAGTATGTACGAACCAAAAGAAGAAGTTCTTGATGAAACTAACAAGAACGATAAGTCAGATGACGGAGACGGGTTAGACGCAGTTCAACCTAAAGCAGTTAAGAAGAAATTCGCTAACCGTAAAGATAAAGATATCGATAATGACGGTGATGTAGACTCTTCTGACGAATATCTCCACAAAAGAAGAAAAGCAGTATCTAAAGCAATATCTAAAGAAAGTCAAAATGGTTTTAGACTGGCTGCAAAGAAAGCAAAAGACAATGGTGATGACAAATTTGTATTTGCTGGTAAAGAATATGATGTACAATCAGTATACAAAGAGTCATTTACTACAGATGACATTCGTGCGATGTGTCATTCTAAAGACCACGATTGTGCAACTTACGTTGACCACCCAGAGTTTGGTTTAGGTAAACCAGTATATGAGTCTCACGCAATACCAGATGAAGACGGACATGTTGCATGGTATGATGTTGAGTTCGCACATGGTATTGAAGAACAAGTACCCGCAGAGGACATGCAAATTCTTCAAACAGAAGCACACAATGGGGACAAAGAAAAAGTAAATGCACAAAAGAAAAAGAATGGTCATGATGATGAAAAAATGAAAGATGAAGATGTTGACATTAACATTGACAATGATGATGACGATGATGACAATAGTGCAGAACCAGAACCTAATGGTAAAAATGGTAAAAAGAAAAAACCAATGCCACCTAAAAAGGATAATGGTGAAGAAGAAGAAGAACAAGAAGTCGAAGAACCTAAAGATGACGGAGACGATGTAGAAGTCAAAGACAAAGAGAAGGACAAAGACAAGAAAAAAACTTCTGGTAATTCTGGTGAGAAGAAAGCAGAGATTTCTAAAATCGGAGAAGACCTACAAAGGTTTACTACTTTCTTAAACGAACTAATGGCTGTTGATGCGGTTGGTAAGAAGAAAAAAGAAAAGGACGGTAAAGAACCAGACGAAGAGTATGGAGACCAGACTGATACTCCAGAAGGTGAGAAAGACTTTGTAGATGCACATGGTAAAAAAGAAACTGTTGTAGACGGTGAGAAAGACGCTGAGACTACTGCAAATAGTCAGAAGAGTAATAAACAAGGTAAACACGTTAAACAACAAACTGCAAAAGGTGATAAGAATGTCATCAAATCTACAGAAGCACCAGTCAAAGATAAAGAAGTCAAAGACGGAGAAGGTAAAAAATCTGTTAAGACTGAGTCTTATAACGGTGATAAAAAGAAAAAAGATGATAAAGAGAAAAGTCTTATGGACATGGCACTCGCTGCTCTTAAAGGTAAAACTGTTCCAGAAATGAGAAACATTATCGCAAGTAAAGAACCAAGACAAAATCCTTTCGATGCAAGAACTAAAGATGCAAGAGCATTCCTAGAAAGAATGGCAAAAAGAAAGAATGGTAATGGTGGTCAATACAAAGATAAAGACCCTAAAGATTTACCTATGATTAAAGGAGAAAAAGACAATGGCAAATAAACCAGTTGCACCCGCATGGTGCGAAAACGCAGTACCTACTGCAAACGGTTGGGAAGACCCAGACACGGGTGAATTATACGTAAGTGCTGGATTTACTACAGAAGAAATAGATTTATTTTTTGGTAAGTCAAATAGAAAAGGTGCCCAAGTATTAACCGAAGCTCCAGTAGGAAATAAGTCTATAGACGATATGACTAAACTAGAACTCGAAGCACTTGCAAGAACCAAAGGTGTTGAGTTAGATAGAAGAAAGTCTAAATCCAAACTTTTAGAGAAAGTAAAAGACCTTTTTAGTTAGAATTGATATACATAATAGTATATCATGAAACTGACGAAAGATAATTTATTACTCTATGCGGCTCAGAACTATTACAATCCAAAGTGTATTGATAGTGAAGAGTTCCTTGAAGACTTAAAACGATTTAAATATATCAAACGATTACTCAATCGTCATCGTGATAGTGGTCAGTTATCTGAAAGACTTATCCTTAATCATCTTATTGTAATCTTCAATGTCTTCGATATTGAGGCTGGTCTTAATATCCTAGAACTTAAACTCGAAGTAGATTACTGGAATGTATTAAAACCTTTTCTTTTATTTCTAAATGTTATTAAAAATGACGAGTATACAAATATAAAAATGAACAAGGAAGTTGTTGAGAAGTTAAGAGAAATTAAAAATATATAAATATAGACATGGGAATTCTAAAATCAGCTGCGGACTTTGTATACACAATTCGTTTTCTAAAACTACTTACCACACCATTTGAAAAGTTAGGTGCGTATGAGATTGGTTTAATTGATGACCAAGGTGTAGTAGATAAGAAAAGAAAAGCAGAACTCAAACTCTCTATGGACGGTAGAGTTGATTTAGCAACACACTGGACATCATTCATTCGATTAGTTGTAAACATAAAGAAACTAATGGCAAAATTGCCTGCGGGTAAATCTGTAATCGCAAGATATGGTGCAGCTTTATATCTTATCAAAGAGAGTGGTAATCTAAACGATAAACAGATACAAAAGATACACAAAGAAACTGGTATTGATATGTTAGATATTCTCGCAGAAGATACTCAGTGGTTTATGTTAGACAACAAACAACTATCGCCAGGCGTCTACAAAATGAAACATGAGAGTATGTCATGTATCTATGAAGAAACAAATAAAGATGACCAAATAAGAATTCTTGAAGAGGAGTCAAAACCCGTAGGAGAAGTTTTAGGACTTGATATATATTCTGCAATTCATTTACCCACAAATAAAAGAATGTATGTTAGTACTGGAGACATTACTAAGTGAAGAAATAGATTAGTATATATAAAGTGAGTCGGAGAAAAGTATGTTAAGTTTATTAGGTAGTTTATTAGGATTTGGGGGTTCAATAATCCCAGGCATACTAGATAGTTTCAAGAAAAAACAAGACCAGAAATACGAACTTCGTAAGTTAGAAGTTCAAGCAGAAATCAACAGAGAGAATTTAGAACATCAAGCAAGACTTCAAAAAGAACTTGGAAAACAAAAGATAGAATTATTCCAAGCACAAGCAAAAGACAAAGAACACGAAAGATTGATACAACACGATATTGTATTACAATCAGGTACGGGATTTATAGGTGGATTAGCAAGGTCAGTAAGACCAATCATTACATATGCATTCTTTCTTTTATTCGCAGTCATAGAAGGTACATTACTCTATGGTGCAATACAAGCGGGAACGGACTTTCAAGATGCAATCAATATATTATGGGACGAGGATACCAAGGCAATCTTTGCGGCTATTATCTCGTTTTGGTTTGGTTCTCGTGCAATAGATAAAAACCGTTCAAAATAATCATTGACAACTCTATTTAATTAGAGTATAATAGTCCACACTTTTAACTTTCACAAGGAGAGAACTTGGACTTAATCATTGACAAAAAACGAGACAAACTATTAGAAGATTACGCAGTAGGAATGTTAAAAGATTTCTACTTAACCAAAGACGAGAAGTCTCCACAAGAAGGTTTTGCACGTGCAAGTTGGGCATGGTCAAAGTACAACAATAAAGTAGATAAAGAACTCGCAGAAAGACTTTACGAATACGTAAGTAAGAAGTGGTTTATGTTTGCGTCTCCAGTTCTTTCTAACGCACCTAACGGACAAAATAAGAAGAGTAAGGGTATGCCCATATCTTGTTTCTTAACGTACGTTCCAGACACCCTAGAAGGTCTTATAGAACACTCCAGTGAATTACGTTGGTTATCTATCATGGGTGGTGGAGTTGGTGGTCATTGGTCAGATGTAAGAACGGTATCTGATATCGCACCAGGCCCAATACCTTTTCTGCATACTGTTGATGCAGATATGATTGCGTACCGACAAGGTAAAACACGAAAAGGTTCTTATGCGGCCTACATGGATATCTCCCACCCAGACATCATGGAGTTTTTAAACATACGTATACCGACTGGAGATGTCCAACGTAAAGCACTTAACATTCACAACGCAATCAATATCACAGATGAATTTATGACTGCGGTCATGGAGAACAAACCTTTTGATTTGGTTGACCCGAATGATAAGTCAGTAAAAGAAACAGTCAGTGCAAGAAAACTATGGGAAAGAATACTTGAGATAAGATTTAGAACGGGAGAACCATATCTAAACTTTATTGATACTGCAAATAGATATCTACCACAACCACTCAAAGACAAAGGACTTGAGATACACGGAAGTAATCTATGTAATGAGATACACTTACCAACAAGTCCTGAGAGAACTGCAGTATGTTGTCTATCATCTTTAAATCTAGAATACTATGACGAGTGGAAAGATACTACTATTGTAAGAGACTTGATAAGAATGTTAGACAATGTCCTTGAGTACTTCATACAGAACGCACCTGACTCGATTTCTCGTGCGAAGTACTCTGCAATGCGTGAGAGAAGTTTAGGTCTTGGTGCAATGGGATTTCACTCTCTTCTGCACAAACATGGTGTTGCATGGGAGTCTGAACTTGCAAAAGAAATTAATCATCAAGCATTTGGTTTTATTCATGATGAAGCACACGCAGAAACAGAATTACTTGCAAAAGAAAGAGGAGAATATCCTGACGGAAAAGGTTCGGGTAAAAGAAATGCACACTTAACTGCAATAGCTCCTAATGCATCGAGTGGTGTTATTTTAGGAACAAGTCCTTCTATCGAACCATTGAAGGCAAATGCATATACTCATAGAACTCGTGCGGGTAGTTTTCTAGTAAAGAACAAATACCTAGAACAACTACTTGAGTCTAAAGATATGAATAACGATAGTATTTGGAGTTCTATAATCACAAATAAGGGGTCTATACAACACTTATCCTTCCTTACAGAAGGAGAGAAAAGTATATATAAAACTGCGGACGAATTAGACCAAAACTGGATAGTTCAACATGCGGGAGACAGACAGAAATATATATGTCAAGGACAATCTGTTAATCTTTTCTTTCCCGCTGGTGCAGATAAATCATATGTAAATAAAGTTCATCTACGTGCATGGAGTCACGGGTTGAAAGGTCTTTACTATCTACGAACTGAAGCAAAGTCTCGTGCAGAGAATGTTTCAGAGAAAGTAGAACGAGTCGCACTGCAAAGTGATACAAGTACAATCGTATATACCAAACCGAATTGTCCTTTCTGTCAACTTGCAAAAGAAGAACTGAAACTTCGTGGTATACCATATGACGAGATTAATCTTGAAGAGATTGGTAAAACTGCAAGAGAGGTAACGGGTCGAAAAGGAGTCAAGACAGTTCCACAAATATATTTACAAGGTGAATATGTTGGGGGTTATGAAGAACTCATGGAACTATTTGACAAAACAGAAATCGAAGAGTCGGAAGACTGCAAAGCATGTGAAGGATAACAATGGCACTATTAGAATTTTCAAAAACATACAAACCTTTTCTCTACCCTTGGGCTGTAGAATTAACTAAAAAACACGAAGAGATACACTGGATAGAAGATGAAGCAGAACTATCCGAAGATGTTCAGGACTGGAGAACTAAACTCACAGACGATGAAAAGTTATTCATCACACAAGTACTAAGATTGTTTACACAATCAGATGTACAAGTAGGAGAGAACTATCACGAACTCCTAATCCCTAAATTTAAAAACAACGAAGTCCGAAACATGTTATCTTCCTTTGCAAACCGAGAAGGTGTACACCAACGTGCATACGCACTACTGAATGACACACTTGGTTTACCAGACTCAGACTATCACGCATTCCTAGAATACAAAGAGATGTCAGATAAGATTGACTTTATGAAAGACGGAGATATCTCTACACAACAAGGACTTGCACTATCACTCGCACAATCAGTATTTAACGAAGGACTATCAGTCTTTGCATCTTTTGTGATGTTACTAAACTTCCAGAGATATGGTAAGATGAAAGGTATGGGTACAATCGTTGAGTGGTCTATTCGTGACGAGACTTTACACGTACAAGGTAATGCAAAATTATTTAGAGAGTTTTGTGCAGAACACACACGTATTGTCAATGACGAACTTAAATCTAAAATCTATCAGATTGCAAAAGATGTAGTTAAGTTAGAAGATAAGTTTATTGACCTTGCGTACAATGGACACAAGATAGAAGGTCTAGAAAAGAAAGATGTCAAACAATACATTAGACACATTGCAGACCGAAGATTATTACAACTTGGTATGAAACCAAACTTCAATGCAAAAGACAATCCATTACCATGGTTAGATTGGGTACTCAATGGTGCATCACACGATAACTTCTTTGAGAAAAGAGTTACCGAGTATTCGGTCAACGGTCTTGAAGGAGAATGGGGTTGGGAAGACGTGGACACACCACAACAACTCGAAAGGATTGAAGATAAACTAGATGATTTAGTTGCAAATGTGGGTTGTTAGTTTTGGAAGAAAAAGAGTATGAGATAATCTGTCACGTATGCGAGTCTCATACTCATATCATTATAGATAATGATGAAGAACCTTTATACTGTCCCATGTGTGGTGCAGAGGCTGAAGTTATAGAACTAGAAGAATAATGTACGAAATAGATTATGTGTTTGATGAAATGTCTCTATTTCATATAGAAGAATTATTTAATGTTTCAATTCTTAAAGAAAGTCCAAGTGAATACATACATGAAAAAAAGAAATTAGGATATAGGTCAACTCAGTCTGCTGGAGTTGTGTTCCAAGATTTGCAATGGACTGGGCCCACTAAAAAAACTAATTTCATGTTGAAAGATTTGCAAAAAAAGTATGGAGAAAATATTGAAATCTATACTTGGTATTTTTTAAAGTATATTGAAGGTTCTTATACCATAGAACATTTTCACGGTGCGAATAACTTTGGACATAAAGGTTTTAGTACAATTACCATGTTATCTAATCCAGATGAATATATGGGTGGAGAACTTGTTATTCATAATAATGGTAAGAAAGAAGAAATAGTTTTAAGAAAAGGACAAACTATAAAAATTAGTGATGATGTTGTACACTCCGTAAATAGAGTTGACTGGGGAGAAAGAAGAACTCTAATACACTGGTTTAAACAATAACTAAATACACGTATGACTTGGTTATACGAAAACAAAGTATTTGATTTGAGTGAAGAAGAACTTGAGAAGTATCAAGGATTTGTTTATGAAGTAGAAGAATGTGATACGGGTATGAAATATATCGGTAAAAAGTTCTTCTGGAAAAAGAAAGTCCTACCTAAAAATCAATCTCGTAAAAGAAAGATAATCACTCGGGTGCAATCCGATTGGAAAGATTATCATGGTTCAAATGACCAAGTCAAACAACTACGTGAGGAAGGTAAACTATTTAAACGCAGAATACTATACTTATGTAGAACAAAAGGGGAGTGTTCATACTACGAAGCAAAACTCCAATTTGAAAATGATGTTTTACTTCGTGATGATTACTATAATGAATTTATAGGGTGTAAGATACATTCTAAATTTATCAAGGATATGAAAAATGACTACAATAACTCGTGAACTAATTAATCCAAACTTTTATCATGTGACAGAGGATATGGACTATGCAACTCTTTGTAAAAGAATAAACAAGTTCAAACATTTGTTTCTTTCTAAAGGTATGAAGAAAGGAGACAACATTTCGGTTGGTACACTGACTGGAAATACTAATATGATTGCGGGTCATTTTGCAGCTTGGGAACTTGGAATAATACCTTTTATACTAAACAATTATGTATTATCTGGGGATACTGACCTTTATGTAAATTCATTAAAGTTTATAATGCATATGCAAGAGGAAAATTGTGACCCGAGTATGAGAATAAATGTAGTACACGATTTTCATAAACCTATTGACCCAAACAACTCAGGTGGTTTAACTCGCATGGATTTAAAAAATGGTTTGTATCGAAAAATTTTAGAAGCATTTCCACCTAGTGCTGTAATTATGACAATGGACGAAATCGCACCTATGCCTGGAACTGATATACAACCTTGGGAAGTATCCCCAGAGGATAACTGTATTCAATACAATGAAGACCTTGCAAAAGTAACAAAGGTATCTCAAGTCTGGTGGCCTAAATTATATTCACACGAACAAATACTAGACGCAATAGAAAAATACATACCAACTTTTACTCAAGATAGTGTTGCAATCAGTAGACCACTACATCATGATTTTTGTATTTACTATTATTTTTTACCTACACTTATGACTGCAAGTAAGATACATGATTTGAATGTTATGGATTACCACCACAGAAATGATGAACAACATCTTTTAGAATTCATGACAGACTATGTCAACAAAGAGATAGAAAGACTTGGTATTGAAAGAATTCTAGTACCAGATGATGAAACATATGACTACATGCAAAGTAAAAAAACAAAACCTTTTACCAATGAAGTGATATTTAATATAGAGAAAAAAGTTGTCAAGACTCATTAACCGACATATACTCAACGACAATATAAACTTCGATAGTAAAACTAAAGAAGAACTTATCCATGAGATTAAAAAATGGAAGATGTTGTTTCGAGAAAACTATAATGTCCGTAAAGGAGAAGTGGTTGCAATCTCTATATTAGATGTTACACATTATCATTTAAGTTGTTTACTTGCGTGTGCAGAGTTAGGACTCAAGGTATTTATTATTGATGCACCCGCAACCAAAGAGTCTTTACCTTATACTAAACTTGCATTGCATGGGCCTGCAGATTATTGTGTGCATCATGAGTTTATGGGAGATGAATTGTATGACGGACTTCACGGTCAGATGATAAGAGAATATAGTAAAGAACTAATTGATACTCGAGAACTTATATTTAAAGAACCTAATGACTTTGAAATGCCTGATAAGATATCCGAAGACGATATCTTTATGATTAGTTCTACATCTGGTTCAACCAAACCTTCTCGTAAAATAGAATTTACACACAAAGAAGTTTACGAGATGTCCAGAAGAAATATCGATATCTTTAAATTTAAACCAGAAACCAAAGTATTGCATACCAAGAATATGCACCATGCATCTGCAATGATATGTACTTTATTACCTTCAATCATGGTATCGGAATATCATAGGTCTTTTACTTTACCCCAAAACTTAGACTGGATAAGTGACTTAAATATTTTAAAACAAATGATTAGTAATGAACAGTATAAAATAAATTTAAAGGGTGGATATCATATGACTGTTCCTAATCAAATGATATTAGACTTTTTACTTAAATCTGCATTTCCTTCTTTTAAAAACAAGACTATTATATCAATGTGTGGATTTACTTTACCCGAAGAATATATCGATTATGCAAAGACTTTTAATTTAGAGTTTATTTCACATTATGGTAGTATTGATACGGGTATACCACTTTTAGTCAATTATCTCGATGAAAACACAGAATACCGTTCAGACTGTCTAGGAGTCCCACCAGACGACTTTTATGATATTCAAGTGTCACCCACTACAAATGCGTCTGTAGGGTGTCAGCTGTGGTCAGAAGACCGTACATTAGATGACATACTTTATATTGAAGATAATCTATACTTTTTGAAGGGTAGAGTGGAAAATCCAAATACAGTCTTTGATATACCCGATGATTTAGATTTAGATAAGTTTTATCAAGATACTAAACTTAATATGGAACAATTACGTGGTCATTTAAAAGAAATTGAAAAAAGTACTTGACAATATCTGTTTACCTTGTTATAATAACAACATAAATTAAAGAGGTAAAAATGACACAATTAACTAAACCAGAAATCGTAAGTAAGACTAAAGAGTTCTTAGAAGAATTAAGAGTCTTAGTGGACGATGTTAAACGAACTAAAATGTGGTTAGAGATGGCCGTTTGTACTGAACCTGGCATACCCGCAATGCAAAAAAGGTTGGAAGAAAAAGGTGCATTAGCAACTGCGAAAGTAAAAGAGTTTGATAAGTGGAGAGAGGAAAATCCATTTGACGATGCTCCTTTAACTAAAGTAGAGTTGTTTAGAAGACAAAAGGAAGGTAAGTAATGTTAGACTTAAGTAAGTATGAAACAAAGGGAGAAAGTTCTCTTTACAAAGGTATTCCGATTGTTTATAGATATCACCCACTCGTAAGAGAGTTGATGAAGACAAGATTGTTTTCTGTAAAATACAGAGGGTGTTCTAAAGAAGGTTATAGTAGACCACAAGAACATTGTCATAAAGAATATGCAGATACTTTCGCAATCTATCCCTATTCAAACTATCTTGAATACAGAGAGGTTAGAAAAGAGTATGCACCCATAAATGGCTATTCATTTATTCATGATATGTTAAAACTTAAAGCAAAGAGGATTGTCGATGAAAGGTTATAAAAAAGGTACACTATTAGAAGAATATTTTCTAAACCCACATTTCAAACCTACACCAAAGGAAAAAAAAGAATTAGACGATTTTTTTAAATTTAAATTTAAAATAATTAAAAAAGACTTGACAAAAGATGTTGAGTAGTGTAGCATATACAGTATATCAATTAGAGAGGTAATAATGATAAACGCAATAAGTAAAAGAGAGTATACGGGTACTAACTTCGATACTCTTATGGTAAATGGTGCTGTTGAAGGTCAAGAATTTGCGACTTTCAAACAGATGATTAAATATCTAGGTTGTTCGGGTAAAGACCTTAAAGGTCTTAAGTCGTTTGCAACTTTGTTCTTTGTTAAAGAAGTAGAAAACGAAAAGGGTGAGACTGAAAAAGTCAGAAGGTTCTTTAATGTTTTCTCAGTAGAGTCTGCAAAACAACAGATTGTTTTGAACGCACTTGATAATAAGGATTATTTAAATTCAGTTAAAGAGGTTGCGTAGTGGATTACCAAAGACCTTTTAACTATAATACTAATCTTGCACATTGGAGAATAGAAGATTTTCCTTTGTTAAAGGTTAGTACTAATCAAGGTGGTGGTGATTGTGTACTACCACATTGTTATCTAGAACTAGAACACATCGCAACGGGTTATAAAGATTGGATACCTTTGAACTACAAAGAGTGTCAGTTGATTGACCAATATGTTTATCTCAATAAAGAGAAAACAATAACGGGTATCAATCTTTGTATCAAGTTATTAGATGATAGATTAAAAAGAGATGCGGAAGACGTTGGCCAAGAGTGGTTGCCTTTAGAGGAAACTCACTTTATCCCAACTGACCCGTGTGAAGTATTCAGACACATTATTAAAACAAACTAGAGAGGTAATATGAGTGAAGTGTTAATAGAAGAAGGCATCTTAGATGAAGTCGTAAGAAAGTTAGATATCATGGAAGAAATAATTCCATTGATTACTGACTTAGGTTGGGAGTACCAACGAATGAGTTCTGACGGTAAAGACTCATTTGATAAGATAGAGAAACTACTCATGGATATGGGTACAGAAGTTCCAGCTTCAGTGGGGGTCAAATAATGCATTACAATGATTTTGTAAAAAAGATGTATGCAAAAAATTGTAAGGAAAGGATTGCATACGGTCAGAAACCTTACGATGATATAAACTATTACGAGTCAAAGAACTACATGTTCCTGACTAAGAAGTATAAAGAGACAGTTAACTCTTAAATAAATAACTATGGGAAATCCCCTTCGTGAAGAGGGGGATTTGTATATATAATTTTATAGGAAACACTATGGAACTAGAAGTATTTGAAATCCTAGAAAGGTTCGAGAATATAACATCAAAGAATGAACGAGTCGCATATCTGCGAGAACAATCCATACCCGCATTGAAAGATGTCGTGCGTGGTTGTTTTGACGAAAGTCTGGAGTTCCTTCTTCCCGCAGGCACACCACCATATAACCCAAATAAACCCGAGAGTACACCTTCTTCTTTAAGAAAGTTACACAGACAGTTCGGGGATTTTGTACGTGGTGCGAGGTCTAAAGGAGTTGAACAGTTTAGAATTGAAAGACAGTTCATATTATTACTCGAGTCTATTCACCCAAGTGACGCACTACTTGTTCTTAAAATGATAAACAAAGAACAACCCGCAAAGTATCTTACAAGAAACCTTGCAGTAGAAGTGTGGCCTGGGTTGATAAAGAAATAGGGACTTACGATTAACCTTGACCCCTAAGTTTCGTTATGAAATTTTAAGGAGGGCAATGCATGACATTGGCACAAATAGAACGATTAAGGGAAGATGAACGAGAACTAGACAATAGAATTTACAAGATGAAAAAGAAAGGTAATAATTCTATGGTTCACAAACTGACCAAAAAACGTGACTTCCTTAAACATTCTATAAGTGAAACGATTAACGAAATTTCACAAAGGGGGTGATTCAAGTATCTCGTAAGGGGCTCTTCGGAGTCCCTTATGTAATTATAAATAATAATATGCCGACATACGTAGTAAAAAATAAAAAGACCGAAGAAGAAAAAGAACTCTTTTGTTCTTATGAAAAAAGAAATGAATGGTTAAAAGAAAATCCTGATTGGATTGGAATAATCGGTACACCTTCTACAATATCACAAGCGGGTTCTACACTGAGTAGAACAAGTGGTGACTGGCAAAATTTACTCAGTAATATCAAAAAAGGTTCGGGTGGAAACAACGAGTCCGCAGTTAAACATGGCTTCGCAAAGAAAAATACAATACACGATTAACAATATCGGTGGAGAAGTTGTTAAAGACAACGAGACCTATTTACTCAAAGATAATAAAACACTTAATAATCTTGTTGTCAGTTCAACATTATTAAATCCATTCAAACAAACTACGGGTCATAATCATTCGGGACAAGAAGAAGTCTATATCTTTGTAAGTGGTTCAGGTTATATGATAGTTGATGATGATAGTTTTACTGTAGGTGCAGACGATGTAGTTCTAATACCTGACGGGTCTTTTCACAGAGTCTATAATGATACTGCAGAACCTTTATATTTTGTTTGCATCTTTGACGGTAAGAGAAACCACTAATGAACTTTAAAGAATTACAATCTATGTTATTGAAAGATGAATACTTTATTACTTTCCAAAGTATGAATAGTGATAAAGTTTATACTAAAAAATGCACTCTGAAAGAAACTCCAACTAAAGTAAATCAAAAAGAAGGGAATAGTATTCTTGTCTATTTAAAAGATGATAAAAGATTTGAAGATATTGAACTTACATCTATAAAGGATATCAAACCCGCATGGAGAAATTTGTAATGTATGTTGAAATTAAATAAGATAGAACCCACCACTAAAAACCAAGAACTTGTTTTTAAAACATGGAAAGACGGAGATAACCTAATACTCAATGGGAGTGCGGGTACGGGTAAAACTTTTGTCTCTCTATATCTTGCACTCGAAAAGGTATTAAGTAAATCAAGGATTAAGAAACTTGTTATTGTAAGAAGTGTTGTACCCACAAGGGATTTAGGCTTTCTGCCTGGAACTGTAGAAGAAAAACTATCCGCATTTGAAACACCATATGTCAATATGTGTGCAGAATTATTTAATGACAAAGGTGCATACGAACAACTCAAGACTAAAAATAAGATAGAGTTTGTTTCTACATCTTATATTCGGGGTACTACCTATAATGACTCTATCCTTATAATTGATGAATGTCAGAACTTGACATTTCATGAGTTGGACAGTATAATCACTCGAGTCGGTCATAACTGTCGTATTATATTTGCGGGAGATTATTACCAAAGTGATTTTAAACAACAAAAAGATAAAGAAGGTATTATTGAATTTATTGACATTATTGAACAACTAAATAAGTTTAGTATTGTAGAATTTGATTGGAAAGATATAGTCCGTTCTGATTTTGTTCGGGATTATATCATGACCAAAGAGATGATGAAAAAATGAAAATAGGATTTACTTGTAGTACTTTTGACTTACTACATGCGGGTCATGTACAGATGTTGCGTGATGCAAAATCTCAATGTGATTATCTTATCGTGGGATTACAGATAGACCCGAGTGTAGATAGAAAAGACAAAAATGCACCTATCCAAACAATCGTTGAAAGGTATACCCAACTCAAAGGTATTAAGTATGTGGACGAGATTATACCCTATGCAACTGAACAAGACCTAGAAGACATTCTAAGTCTATATACTATTGACGTAAGAATATTAGGAGATGAATATCGTGATAAAGACTTTACGGGAAGAGACATCTGTCGTCAAAGAGATATTGAAATATATTTCAACAAGCGTGACCATAGATTTTCTACTAGTGATTTAAGAAGGAGAGTTTGTGAAACTTAGTAAAAATTTTAGTCTAGAAGAATTAACTAGAAGTGCGACTGCGACAAAGTTAGGTATTGATAATAAACCTGACGAAGAACATCTAAACAATCTACAAGTAGTGGTAGATGAAATCGCACAACCACTCAGAGACCATTTCGGGAAACCCGTTAGAATAAACAGTGGGTATCGTTCTCCCGCATTGAATGATGCAATTGGTGGTTCAAAGAAATCTCAACACAGTAAAGGAGAAGCACTCGACTTGGAAATAGACGGTGTATCGAACATGGAAGTTGCGGGTTGGATTGCAGAGAATTGTGATTATGACCAAGTGATATTAGAATTCTATAATCCCGCAGAAGGGCCTAACAGTGGTTGGGTTCATGCATCATGTAAAGCAGACTTATCACAGAACCGAGAAAGAAATCTGATTGCATTGAAAGACGGAAACAAAACTGTCTACCTAGTAACTGAGGACTTTATCGAAGAATGAAACCAGACCACGTAAAAAAATTTGAGGAGTCTATATCATATCCTGAATACACAGAAGAAGAAAAAAAGAAAGGTATGAACAATAAAGACCTAGACTTTATGACCAAGAACCCAATGTATTGGGCCGTGTTTCTACCTTCTCTTTTTGTAATTGGATTTGGTCTTTTACCATTCATTACAATGTTTATCTTTTTTGACAAACCAGAGTTCTTAAAACCTTGACATAACTTGCACCATGTAGTATAATACCTACATGATGAATAAAGACCCATACAACAAAGTTATTCTTACTGATTGTGACGGTGTCCTTTTAAACTGGGGATACGCATTTAGTATCTACATGCAACAACAAGGTTGTGAGAAAAGACAAGAAGGTTGGGGTTCTTATAATGTTGCAGATAACTTCTATATTAGTAAAGAACAAGCAAAGTATCATATTAGAATGTTTAACCAATCTGCAGCTATTGGATTTCTTCCCGCACTTAGAGATGCGGCTCACTTTGTTCCAAAGATACATAAAGAGTTAGGATATGTCTTTCACTGTATTACATCTTTATCAAAAGACTATTCCGCACAAAAACTCAGAGAACAAAACTTAGAAAAGATATTTGGAGATACTTGTTTTGAAAAGATT